ATCCAAATATTAAATGCATAAATCTTAATAAACTTAATTCATAACAATCGTCAATTTCTAATCCAGTTGTTGGATCAATAAATGGTTTTGGTAATATTGGTTTAATTAATGAATTTTTTAATTCATCTAATTTCGGATAATAATTTTCTAAATAATCTTCACTTGCTGAACTAGTTGTTGAGTCAGTATCAATAATGTCATCTGTATAAATAAATATTGACTTTTCCATTTAATATTATTATTTATTAAATTTCTAAGTCACAATTCTAACTATTTAGTTTGTTTATTTTCCGTAGTAATACCTTTGTATTCATTCTTAGATGCTGACATAAATTGTCCAGTTTTTGAATCGCGTTTTATGAAAGTATTAGTATGTGAATTATATAATTGTGTGCGCTCTTTTACTGCACCAATACGATGTCCATCATTAGTATTTTTAGCCATTAATGATGTTCAAATTAATATAATTATAATAATTATCAATTTTTATATAAATATTGAAATAATATAAAATTATATCAATATTTGTATATATAATGCCGGAACTAAAGAATGAAACCTTTATTAAGAATATTGTTGATCCAAGAACTGGAAAACAAGTAAAGAAAATCTATCAAATAAAAGTATCTAAAATAAATAGATTAGTTGAACCATTAGTATGGGAATATTATAAAAATCGCGCGAATACATCTATTAGTGACATCTATAAAAAATTTAATGGATATCAACTAAAGTTTATCTATTTTGGTGATCCAGTAATTCATACCGTCAATACAATCGATAATTGGGAACAGGTAGATAATTTACCAAATAATTCTACATTAAAGAAATTAAAAGAAGCTCAAACAGTTAGTCAAGAATTGAATGAATAAATTAAACTTCAATTTCTTTCTTACTTTCACGATATTTTTTAGCATAAAGAGCTTTTTGTTTTCTAAACTCTTCTATGCCTAATTCTTGTTTCTTCTTTTCTATATTTTGTAATGATCTCAAACGTTGAGCTATTTTTTCATCAGTATCATTTTAAATTTTCAATAGATTCTTGACTCATATCATTTGTTATTATACAATTACAATGAAAACAAAATATTAAATTATTAGGATCAACTTTATTTTCAAGATATTTGTGCATCTTGCAAAAATTAGTTACTTTTATTTTTTCACAAAAAACCATATTATGATTATGATAACTACATTTTGTGTTTTGAATATTTAAATTATACATTATAATTTAGAGTATATATTTCTTTATATATTTTGCGCAATTTTTTTCAGGTAACGAAAAATTTATCAATATATTAAACCAAAAATAATTTAATATATAGAATCTGTTGTAAAAACCATCTATAATTTTTTTTAATTTGAATATGCAGTGCCTGCCATCCCGGACATCACCCTTAATACGTTGTAGTTTTGAGTGTAGATGTTGATGAATGAAGATGAAGAAGATCCTAAGTATTCAGTGTAGCTTGTGGAAGTAGCGTTGTATAAACCAGTTTGGACTTGTAAAGTGGCGTTGTCGATACGAGAGAAGTTGCAAGTGCCAGTTGGTTGGTGATCTTCGGCTTTAAGGGCAAAAGAGTATACGTTGACACCATCAGCAGGAGTGTTGGAGAAGTGTTGAGAGGGTTGAACGTAGTTGAAGTAGTGTCCATCTCTGTCTTGGAAGCGGTCGTGACCGTTTAATTGTAATTTGGCACTGTAAACGGGGTTATCAGTTCCATCAACAAAGTTTCCGTAGTTGAAGTGATCAACAACACTGACAGTTGCTAAATCAAGAACAGCACTAACAGCACCACCAGCAGATAAATCAGATTGTCTCTTGGATAAATCTTCGGGAGTTAAGTTGTTTCTGACAACAATGGTATTGTTTAATAATTCACTTAAACCAACTCCAAGGGTAAGTTGACCACCAGCAGCAGCAGCAGTGGTAGCAACAATTTTGACTTCAATTTTGCCTAATAAAGCAGTTACAGTGGCATTGAGACCAACAAGGGTACCGGGTTCAACGACATCACCAACACTTACAGCGGGAACGGTGGTAACGTTGGCAGCTCCAGCAGTAACAGTAGCCCCAGTTCTGGTAGCTACGTATAAAACTCTGGCAAAGCGGTCAGCAGCTTCTTTCCAAGTGGAAGCACCGGCAGCCCAAGCAATCCAGTTTTGACGAGTAGCGTGTCTTTCAAGATGGGGAGCCCATACTAAGTATTTGCAAGGGTGATTGAAGTTAAGTCTGTATTTAGCAGTGGCAGCAGTTAAGGATTCAGAGCCAGTGAATTGTAATTGTTCGATTAAGTATTCATGAGAAGCTTGAGCGAAGCGTTTGCGTTCTTCAGAATCTAAGTATACATAGTCGATTAATAAGTAAGAATCACTCATTAAACCAGTGCCAGAGGGGGCAACACCGGAATAGTTGACTAATCCAGAGAAGTCTCTGAATTTAAGAGTGACGCGAACGTCGTGGTATTGTAAGGCAATTAAAGGTAAGGCTAAACCGTCGTTGCGGTTAAACCAGAATTGTAAAGGAACGTACATTTGGTAGGCTCTGATAGGAGTTGAGTCAATGTTGGAGAGTTCGGGAACGTCACCAATCATTTTAGCATAACCACGTTCTTGACCGGATTTGTGGGTCAATTCGTACCAGATGTTTAACCAGTCACCATAGTGTTCATCGATTTTGGAACCTCCAATTTCGATTTTGCATGATTCGACCATAGCGTGACCTAAACGTCTGACATAGCCCCATGTAGCTCCTACTTTGGTAGCTGCGTTTAATTTTACGGCAACATACATGTTAGTGATTAAATCACCGTTTCTGTTGATGTTGCAAGTGACAGTGCGACCGAAGTCGGCAGCACCATTCCAGGTTTGTTGAATTGGTTCAACGGAGAAGTTTGTGTGACGTCTGTAGACGACTTTGAAGACTTTTTTTTATATTACCATCAGAATACATCATAATAGTACATAAAGCTAATAGTTTCCTATTAGAGTAGACTATATCTTAAGCTCTTATTAATAAGAACCCATAACCATTTAGTCGTTGAACTGCAATCTAATTTTTATTTAAATATTTAATTGCTAAATCAAGTTTTTTTTCAAGAGATAGCTTTTTTGATGTGAAAAATTTATTTTTAATTGTAGGATGATTTGATACTACATAACCAGGAGATTGATAATTTGATGGATTACCTACGTAAAAACTTATATACATTGGTAGATCTTTATCATATTTTTTGTGTGAGAAAGATAATTTTTTAACATGATCTTGATTAAGATGTAACCCATAAAAATGATGGTTTTCTTTAGTTTTACTAATACTAATTTTTTTTTTAGTATTTTCAGACCTAGGTTTACCAAAATTTGGATTATTAATTCTTTTCTTACTATCAGACATTTTCTTTTTTGACACATCGGACATTATTTTATTTAATGTACCACCTGTTTGCATATTATAACCATTTGGACTTAAAGAATTATATAAATTTATATAATGTTCTTCTTTTTCATCTAAATCGTTATTATCAATTTTTTCGATATAATTATATTCAAATGATTTAATACCATATTTATTAATTGCTAAATGTATAGCTGACAAACTTTTAGAAGAACTTGAATTTGAAAAATGTTCATTAATTCTTTTTAAGTAATCTCTTTTTGTTTGACCAATATAGTATTTGTTATTAATTTTATTTTTAATATATCCCATATTATTAAAATAATAAATTTCTTTTTAAATATTTATAATTAGATTTTGGCTGCGGATTATCCAATCTTATAAATTTTTGCTGTACCCAAGTTTTTTATCTTGGCCATTAAAATATCACTATTTTAATTTAGCATTATAAGCTCTAAGGAAGTTCCCGCAATTTGATTATGTTGCCATTTGTTTGGGTGGAAAACAAATGACTAGCACTTGAGGATTTCTACGTGAGACCTCTAATGTATTTACCCAATCTTATCTCAATTTGATTGGACCAGTGCTTTTCAACTCTCTTCTTTTGTCATCGTAAAATCAGAAAGTAATTTGAGGATTACCGCTTAAATAGACGTCTTGAGCGCCATAAGCGACGAGTTGCATTAAACCACCACCCATTTAGATATATAATTAGGGATAGAAATTTTTCTAAATAATTTTTTAATTAAAAACGAATTTATACATTTTGAAACTTAATATTTCTATAATATTTTTTTCTATTTTTTTAAAAAATCCGTTTTTTCTAAATGTTTTTTGTAATTATTAAAAATTTTTTATATTATCAAATAATATATTTAAAGTAATTTTTTAATATACAATTAATAATTGGATGTCTAGTACCAAGAAAACTTCGAAATACAAGGAAAATAAACAATCTAATGTAAAAGAATCTAACACCCTGGATAATAAACATAGAATTATGGTTAAATATTTCTCTCAAATGCGAAATGATAAAGATGACATTTCTCAGCAAATTATAAATATTAATCAAGAAATCAATTCTATGGATGAAAGAAGAGATTCATTTACATTAGAAGATATTAAACATCGAGCCCATTTATTAGATAAAAAAGACTCACTAGAATTACAAATAAAATCTATATCTAATAATTATGATGAAATGGATTATTATGATAATGCTGGTGATTTAATTTCTGATTATTATGAAATGCGTGATACTAAAGAAGTTCAAGTAAAAGAATCAAAAAATATTTTGGAATTTTTATTTACTAAAAAAGAAAAAACTATTATTAATCCAGATGAAAATAAACCTGTAAATAGAGCCAATTTGTTTGAAAAATATTGTCAAAGAGTTGATGGTATTAGAATTAATCATGATGATGGTTCTAATAGAATTAAATATTGTACTGAATGTAAAATTGAGAAAATTCTTGATATGACTGAAAGTGCTTATATTTGTCCATGTTGTGGAGACAGTGAAATGATTATTTTAGACGAAGATCGTCAGATTAAGGATTATTCACCATATAGAAAAGTCAATCATTTTAGAGAATGGCTTAATCAATTTCAGGCAAAACAAAGTCCTGATATTCCTGAAAATGTTTTTATTGATATTGTTAAAGAATTAAATAAAAGAAGAATTACCGATTTATCAGTATTAGATAAAAAGAAAATGAAGGCAATATTAAAAAAATTAGAATATAATATTTATTATGAACATGTTGCATATATTATAAATAAATTAAATAATCTTCCTCCACCTAAAATTACTCGAGATATGGAAAAATTATTTATTAGTATGTTCTTTAAAATTCAAGATCCATGGGAAATGTACAAACATCCTGATCGTAAGAATTTTTTATCTTATTCTTATGTTCTTCATAAATTTTGTGAATTATTAGAATTAGATCATTTATTAGATTGCTTTCCATTACATAAAGATTCTGATAAAATAATGGAAAATGATCAATTATGGGAAAAAATATGTAAACATCTAAAATGGGAGTATATTAGTTCCTTCAAGTAAGAAACTAATTCAGAGTTTTGTTTACAAAACTGTATATTAGTTCCTTCAAATAATATTTCATATTTATTATTAAATAACAGTTCATTTGAGTAAAAATTAAATTCTAAATTAAGTTAATTATGAACCATATATTGTACAATATATCTTTATTAATACTAGTTGTTGGTATTATTTTAATGACTGTTTATATTACTAAAGCTTCCAATAATGGTTATCTAACTTATCATCAACAAATTTTAAATAAAAGATCAAAATTAACTGAGAAACCTTATCAATCTATTTATGATTATAAGGTTAATAAGGAATATCAAAAAATGTTTTCTCAACCATCAATTTGGATGGGTTATCAAGATTTTGATGCAAAAGATAAATCACAAAAAATATTTGTAAAATAAATTTATTTAAAGAATAATTAGATTATAAATCTAATGTCAAGAGTGGATTATTTAACTGAAGATTCGATTCTACCATTGGATCAAAAATATGTCTGTTTATCATTTTTAACAGATAAGGATAATAAGACTACATTATCGGGTATTAAAATTCGTGGTGCTTTCTCAAAGTACGAAGAAGCTTGTGAACATTGTAAAAAACTACAAGCTATTGATCCAGCGTTTAATGTTTTTGTTGGTGAAATGGGTAAATGGTTACCATTTGATCCTAATCCAGATTCTCAAGCTGTTAA